ATCCTGATGCACTTAATGAATTATATAGACAGTTTCCACGTACAGAAAAACACGCTTTCAGAGATGAAACAAAACAATCTTTATTTAATTTAACTAAGATTTACGAACAAATAGATTATAACGAAGATTTAAAACATTCAAACGTAGTTACTCAAGGTAATTTTCAATGGGAAAACGGGATTAAAGATTCAAGCGTAATGTTTATTCCAAGCAAACAAGGAAGATTTTTTATAACTTGGGTTCCTGAAGTACATCAGCAAAATAGACACATTATAAAAAATGGTATTAAATACCCAGCTAATGAACACATGGGAGCTTTTGGTTGTGACAGTTATGATATATCAGGTACAGTAGATGGTAGAGGATCAAAAGGTGCATTACACGGTTTAACTAAATTTAGTATGGATGATGCTCCTGTTAATTTATTCTTTTTAGAATATATATCTAGACCACCAACTGCTGAAATATTCTTTGAAGATGTTTTAATGGCATTAGTTTTTTATGGTATGCCTCTTCTTGCAGAAAATAACAAACCAAGATTGTTATATTATTTAAAACGTAGAGGATATAGAGCTTACTCTATGAATAGACCAGATAAAACAGCTTTTAAATTATCTGTTGCTGAAAAAGAAGTAGGTGGTATACCTAACTCTAGTGAAGATGTTAAACAAGCACACGCAGCTGCTATTGAAGCTTATATTGAAAGTTTTGTAGGTTACAACAATGAACAATATGGCACTATGTATTTACAAAAAACATTAGAAGACTGGGCGGCGTTTGATATAAATAACAGAACTAAACACGATGCTTCAATAAGTTCTGGCTTAGCTATAATGGCTTGTAACAAAAATAAATACAGACCTGTTGCTGAAATTAAAAAAGAAAAAATTAATTTAAATTTTTCTAAATATGACAACAAAGGTATTAATTCAAAAATAATTAATTAGATGATTAAAACAACTAGTAATAGTTCTTTCCCTAGTCAGGTGGTACCTGAGGCGGAAAAGCGAAGTTGGGAATACGGTTTACAGGTAGGTCAAGCTATTGAAAATGAATGGTTTAGGGGTGGTAGAATAAACAGCAGTCGATGGATGACTGGTTATCAAAATTTTAATAGACTTAGATTATACGCTCGAGCAGAGCAACCTATACAAAAATACAAAGATGAATTATCTATTAATGGTGATTTATCTTATTTAAATTTAGACTGGAAGCCAGTACCTATTATACCTAAGTTTATAGATATAGTAGTTAATGGTATAGCATCAAAAGATTATGAGATAAAAGCTTTTGCTCAAGATCCATACTCTCAAAAACAAAGAACATCATATGCTAATTCTATAATGAGAGATACAATGGCTAAACCATTACTCGATAGTATTAAACAAAATATTGGTGTTAATTTATATCACTCATTAGATCCTGATAATCTTCCTAAAAATAAAGAAGAGTTAGAGGTTCATATGCAATTAAGCTATAAACAATCTGTTGAAATAGCTGAAGAAGAAGTTATAAATAGTATACTTGCTTTTAATAAATATGATTTAATCAATAAAAGAGTAGTAGAAGATATTGTTACAATAGGTATTGGAGCTTGCAAAACTAATTTTAATAAATCTGAAGGTGTTGTTATAGACTATGTAAATCCTTCAAATCTAGTTTATTCATATACTAACGATCCTAATTTTCAAGATTTATATTACGTAGGAGAAGTAAAGTCTATTACGTTACCAGAATTAAAAAAAGAATTTCCAAACATTACAGACGAAGAATTATCTCGTATTGCTAAATATCCAGGAAGACAAGGTTATTTAAGAGGACCTAATTCTGATAATGATATGATTCAAATTTTATATTTTGAATATAAAACTTATATTGATCAAGTTTTTAAAGTAAAATATACAGAACAAGGACTAGAAAAAATACTAGAAAAACCAGATACATTTAATCCACCACCTAGTGATAATTTTGACAGAGTATCAAGAAGCATAGAAGTTTTATTTACAGGTGCTAAAGTTATGGGATTAGAAATGATGTTAGACTGGAAGCTTTCGGAAAATATGACAAGACCTGAAAGTGATCTTACAAAGGTAAATATGAACTACAACATAGTAGCACCTCATATGTATCAAGGGCGTATAGATTCACTTGTAGGACGTATTACAGGTTTTGCTGATATGATACAGCTTGCATCACTTAAACTGCAACAGGTAATAGCTAGAATGGTTCCAGACGGTGTGTTTGTAGATGTTGATGGTTTAGCTGAGGTTGATTTAGGTAATGGAACAAACTATAATCCACAAGAGGCTTTGAACATGTATTTTCAAACTGGTAGTATAGTTGGTAGAAGCTTAACACAAGATGGAGATCCTAATAGAGGTAAAGTGCCAATACAAGAATTACAAACTTCTAGTGCTAATGGTAAAATACAATCATTAATTAATACTTATCAGTATTATTTACAAATGATAAGAGATGTTACTGGTCTTAACGAAGCTAGAGATGGTTCGGCACCTGAAAAAGATTCGTTAGTTGGTTTACAAAAAATGGCAGCAAACGCTTCAAACACTGCCACAAAACACATACTAACATCTAGTTTATATTTAACACTTAGAACTTGTGAAAATATATCTTTAAGAGTAGCAGACATGTTACAGTTTGATTTAACAAACGCTGCGCTACTAGGAACTATAGGTAAATTTAATGTAGCTACTTTAGAAGAAATACAAAAATTACATTTATATGATTTTGGTATCTATTTAGATTTAGAACCTGAAGAAGAAGAAAAAGCAATGCTTGAGCAAAATATACAAATGGCTTTACAACAAGGTCAAATATATCTTGAAGATGCTATTGACATTAGAGAGATTAAAAACCTTACATTAGCAAATCAAGTTTTAAAATACAAAAGAGTTAAAAAACAAGAGCAAGATCAAGCTCAGCAACAACAAGTTATTGAGTCTCAATCTCAAGCTAATCAGCAAGCTACCGAAGCTGCTGCCATGCAAGAAGTTGAAAAACAACAAGCTTTAGCAGAAACACAAAGTCAAATTGAACAATCAAAATCTCAATTTGAAATACAAAGAATGCAAGCTGAAGCTGAAATTAAAAGAGAGCTTATGGCTCAAGAGTTTGAGTATGACGTCAAGTTAAAGAAAATGGATATTGACGTTACTAAACAAAAAGAAAAAGAAATAGAAGATCGTAAAGATCAAAGAACAAAAATACAAGCAACACAGCAATCAGAAATGATTAGCCAAAGACAAAACGATTCTTTACCTACAAACTTTGAACAAAAACAAGGTGGAATAGATATTGAACAGTTTGTGTCTTAATTTTTTATTAATTTTTATTATATTATATTATGTCTGAACAACCTAAACAAGAGGGTGAGTTTAAAATCAAAAAAACTACACCTAAAAAATTTAAGCAAGATGAAACTATTAAAGTAGATTTGTCTAAATTAAAACAAGAAGAAACTAAAGTTGAAGAAGTTACAAAGGTTAACATTGAAGAACCAGTTAACGAAAAAACTGAAGTTGAAGAAACAAAACCAATTATTGAAGAAGTAATTGAAGAACCTGTTGAAGATAAAAAGGTAGAAGAACAAGAAGAAGAAGTTATAGAAATAGGAGAAAAGATGGATAAAAAAATAATTCCACCTACTCCTGAAGAAATAAGAGAAGTAGCTTCACTACCTGAAAACATCGAAAAAGTCGTAGACTTTATGAAAGAAACAGGAGGTACATTAGAAGATTATGTAAGATTAAATGCTGATTATTCTAATGTAGACAATGATACTTTATTAAGAGAGTATTATAAACAAACGAAATCTCATCTTGATTCAGAAGAAATTGATTTTTTAATAGAAGACAATTTTTCTTTTGATGAAGAGATTGATGAAGAGCGAGTGGTTAGAAAAACTAAACTCGCCTATAAAGAAGAGATTGCAAAAGCCAAAAACCATTTAGAAGGTTTAAAGAGTAAGTATTACGACGAGATCAAGTTGAGACCGGGCGTTACTCAAGACCAACAAAAGGCAACGGATTTTTTCAATCGCTATAGTGAAGAGCAAGACATAGCTTCTCAACAACATGAGGATTTTAAATCTGAAACTAAAAACTATTTTACTAATGAATTCAAAGGTTTTGATTTCAAAATAGGAGAAAAGAAATTTAGGTACGGTGTTAAAAACCCAAATGAAGTTGCAGAAAAACAATCAAATATTACCAATACGATTAAGAAGTTCTTATCGGACGATGGTAGTGTAAGAGATGTTAAAGGTTATCACAAAGCTATGTATGCCGCTGAAAATGCTGATACTATTGCACAACACTTTTATGATCAAGGAAAAACTGATGCTATAAGAGATGTTGCTGCAAAAACTAAAAACATTAATAATGAACCTAGAGCAACTGCTCCAAGTGATGTTTTTGTTGGAGGTTATAAAGTTAAAGCTGTTAGTGGTCTTGATTCTTCAAAACTTAAAATTAAAACAAAAAACTTTAACTAAAAACACAATTTATAATTATGGGACAAATTGCTCCAATTTATGGAGGTATATTACCTTCGTTAACACAACAGGCTCTTCAGTCAAACTACCTAAGTTTTACTGATGCCGCTGGCGGTAACTTCGCGCAACAATACTTACCAGAAGTATACGAAGCTGAGGTTGAAAGATATGGTAACAGAACTTTATCTGGATTTTTAAGAATGGTAGGCGCTGAAATGCCTATGACATCTGACCAAGTTGTTTGGTCTGAACAAAACAGATTACATATTGCATATGATGGATGTTTTATAAAAAGTGGAGCTGATGCTGGTAACGGTGTTGTTACTGTGCCTTCATCTTCTAACACTAATCCTGGAACTGGTTTAAACCAAGTTATAGGAGTTGTTAATCAAAACGACACTGTTGTATTGATGAACACTAACACGGGTGTAACTATAAAAGCTGTTGTTTCAGCTGTAGTTGCAGATGCTGGTGCTGGTGCTATCGCTAATGCTACTGAAGTAACTTGCTTGGCTTTTCAAGAAACTACTTTAGCTACATTAGGTGTTGGTGCTGCAGGAGTTAACCCTATCAAAATGTTTGTATATGGTTCAGTATTTGCAAAAGGAACTGTTGGTAACCCTAACAAGTCTGCGCAACCACAATTCACTCAATTTCACAACACACCAATTATTATAAAAGACAGATACCAAATTTCTGGTTCTGACACTGCACAAATTGGATGGGTAGAAGTTGCTACTGAAGATGGTACATCAGGATACTTATGGTATCTAAAGTCTGAGTCTGAAACAAGATTAAGATTTGATGACTACTTAGAGATGACAATGATTGAAGGTGAAAAAGCTGCAATCAATGGTATTGACGGTGCTGCTGCTGATGGTATGTTCCAAGCTAATAAAGGTAACGTACCAGGATTTACTCCGGTAAATGCTCACGGTACTGAAGGTTTATTTGCTGCTATTCAAGCAAGAGGTAATATTATGTCTGGCTTTGCTGCTGGAACTGGTATTTCTGATTTTGATCAGATTCTTAAAAACTTAGATACTCAAGGAGCTATTGAAGAAAACATGCTTTTCTTAAACAGAGCTACTGATTTAGGTTTTGACGATATGCTATCTCAAATCTCTAGCGGTTTCGCTGGTGGTACTGCTTATGGTTTATTTGAAAACTCTGAGCAAATGGCATTAAACCTAGGTTTCTCTGGTTTCAGAAGAGGTTCTTATGACTTCTACAAAACTAGCTGGAAATACTTAAATGACGCTTCTACAAGAGGTGCTATTGGTACTCCTGGAATTGATGGTGTATTAATACCTGCTGGAACTTCAACTGTTTATGACCAAGTATTAGGTACAAACATTAGAAGACCATTCTTGCACGTAAGATACAGAGCTTCACAAGCTGATGACAGACGATACAAAAACTGGATCACTGGATCTGTTGGAGGTGCTTACACTTCTGATTTAGATGCTATGGAGGTTCACTTTTTATCTGAAAGATGTCTTGTGACTCAAGCTGCTAACAATTTCGTATTGTTCCAAGCTTAAGATTACTATAAAGAGTTAGGGGTGTCAAAAAGCACAAGCTCAAAAAGGCACCCCAACCTTTATTTTTATTAATTATATTATATTATATCATGTCAAAAACAAAAGAAATACAAGCCCCTAAATGGGAGATTAAAACTAGATCATATAAATTATCTGGACCACATTCACCTCTTACTTTTACACTTCAATCTAAACATAGCTCAAGGTATCCTTTGCTATGGTTTGATGAAGAAACAGGAGAGCAAAGAGAATTAAGATATGCAACTAATCAAAACTCACCATTTGTAGACGAACAAAAAGGTGAATGCACATTAGGTCATATCGTTTTTGAAAACGGATTATTAACTATTCCTAAACAAAAAATAAATTTACAAAAATTACTATCATTATATCATCCATATGCAGGTATAAAATTTCATGAATTATTACCTCAAAAACAAGCAGAAGATCAATTAGATCAAATGGATTATCAATTAGAAGCAATGAATGCTGCTAAGAATTTAGATATTGATCATGCAGAAGCTATACTTAGAGTAGAAAAAGGAAGTAGCGTTTCTAGTATGACTTCTAAAGAAATTAAAAGAGATGTTATGCTAATGGCAAAACAAAACCCAGCAAATTTCATATCAATAGCTAATGACGACAATGTAGGTTTAAGAAACGTAGGTATTAAAGCTGTTGAGCAATCAATAATTAAATTATCTCAAGATCAAAGAGCTTTTCATTGGGGATCAAATGATAGAAAATTACTAACAATACCTTTTGAAGAAAATCCATACTCAGCTTTAGCTGCTTGGTTTAAAACAGATGAAGGCGTTGATGTTTTTAAAACTATTCAGAAAAAGTTACAATAGTATGTAACTATAATATAGTGAAGGGTCACTTAAAATGTGGCCCACTCACTATTAACATAAAATATTAAAATGGCAATAAACGTAAATACTGTATATCAAACCGTTTTATTAATACTAAATAAAGAGCAGAGAGGTTATATGACACCTGTTGAGTTTAATAAAATAGGTGCTCAAGTTCAATTAGAAATATTTGAAACATATTTTGATAGTCTTAATCAACAGTTACGTAGACCACAAGCAGACGTCGATTATTCTGATAAAATAATGAATTTAGACGAAAAAATATCTATATTTAAAACTTCAGGAGCAGCTGTTTATAATGCTCCTTCTTTTTCTTTACCTAAAGAATCTGGTGTAACTCAATCTTCAGAGTCAATAAGCACTATAATCAATCAACAAGCTTATACATACGCTACACTAACATCTAATCAATTATCTAACGGTACTATTCAGGTTTATTTTGATGGTGTGCTACAACCTTCCACGGCTTTTAGTATAACTAATAATGTTATAACTTTAACAAGCGCACCAGCGTCAGTGTTTACTATTTTTACAGTTATTGATTCAAATGATTTTTATAGATTAGGTACTGTTACTTATCAAGCAGGCGCTTTACCAATTCAAGAACTTGAAAGAGTTGGAAGAAGTAATCTTTATCATTTGTTAAGCTCTAATCTAACTAAACCTAGTACTAGAAATCCTATTTATATATACGAAAATAAACAAATAACTGTTTACCCAACTAGCATAGTAAGTGGAATAAACGTAGATTATATAAGAAAACCTTTAGCACCTATATGGAATTTTATTCTTGGGTCAGGTGGTTCATATACATATAATTCTTCAACTTCAGTTAACTTTGAGATACATGATGCTGATCAAACCGAATTAATATTGAAAATATTATTATATGCAGGTGTTGTAGTTAAAAGTATGGAGATAGTACAAATTGCAGATCAGCAAGTGCAACAAGAAAACAATAACCAACAAAGATAATAAAACATGTCAAGACCTAATGGTGGTTTAATAACCGAAACTAATAGACAATATTACGCTGGAGCTCAGCAGTTTTATATAGATAGTACAGGTGAAGGTAAAACTTTTACATCTACCTTTGACACTGAATTAGTTTTTGGAGGTTCTGATCCTCTTACAGGTAATTATAATAAAAATAACTTTAAAATATTTACAAGCCCTGACGCAAACGTGTGGACAGAGCTTACACCAGCTTTATCAAGCGAAAAAGGCACGGTTGTAAATGCTACTGGTTTAGCAAGTACAACAGTAGATTTAACCGCATACAATCAAGACATACAAACTGGCATGGTAGTCACAGGTGTTGGTGTGGATGCTGGAACAACTGTTCTTTCTACGATAAATCCTGGAGCTTCAATAAGTGGAAATGCTTATGTTCCGTTTGTTACAGGTAATATTGCTTCTATATTAGATGAGTATAGTGTTATAATGACCACAAATATTACAAGTAATATATTAGCTTTAGGCTCTAATGCTGTAGTTGACGATCCTTTACCTCCCGACACATGGACTACATATGATCCTCCAACTCGTGTTACAAGCGTAAGCACCAATGCTGGCGTAACAACTGTAAACTGGAATAAGCTTCAAAATGGAACAACTATTGGTATGCTTATTAGGTTTCAACCAGCAATTACAGGTACTACAACTCTTACATTAAGTGCGTACAATGCTAATATAGTTGCTGGTATGGGTGTGAGCGGACCATATATATCAAGTGGTACTATAGTTGTGAGCAATACAAGTACTGGAGGTAGAAGCGTTATAGTATTAAGTAAAGTAATGACGCAAAGAGCTGATAGCAACGGAGCTTATACCTTTTTTAAACAAGAAATAACTCTTAATAAAAACGCTACAGTTGTTGACGCTGAAATTTTAACGTTTAGCAATGCTAGCCCTTTTACAGCTATAAATAACATAGTTACTGTTAATGTGTTTTTAGCGGCTGGAACTTATTTAAAAATACAATTAAATGAGGATACCATGCACGATAACAATGGTAGTTATGGTTATACAACTTTGCATGACATTATAGATAATTTTTTAATTGCATACGTAGGTGCAGGTAAACTTATACCTAGCGTAAAGAAATCTGATGTTGTGTTTCACGCTAAACGTGGCTTACAAGAGTTTAGTTATGATACATTACAAAGTATTAAATCACAAGAAGTAAGTATACCACCTAATTTATCTATTATAATTCCTCAAGATTTTGTTAATTATGTTAGATTATCTTGGATAGATGAACTAGGCGTACAACATACTATATTTCCAGCAAATACATTAACAAGCAATCCTTATGAGATGCCTGTTCAAGATAATAAAGGTGTGCCAACGCAAGATAGTATTGAAGAGAATATTGAAGGAACATCTGTTATAAATGAAAGATGGGCTGGAACTGATCCAGCTAGAATTAGTGGAGCTTTAATGTCTAATCAAGGAAGTGAAGTGGCTGATATATATAGAACAATGTGGGGAGATGGTTACACAACTTGGCTAGGTCAAAGATATGGTATGAATCCTGAACTAAGCCAAAGAAACGGGTGGTTTACTATTGATGAAAGAAAAGGTATGTTTACTTTTACAAACAATTTAAAAAATAAAATAGTTCTTATTGAGTATATTTCAGATGGTAACGCATATGAAATGGATACGCGTATACCAAAAATGGCAGAAGAAGCTTTATATTCTCACATTATACACGCTATACTAAGTGTTTCAGCTAATGTACAAGAATATATTGTTAGAAGATTTAAACAAGAAAGAAGCGCTAAACTAAGAAATGCTAAAATAAGATTATCTAACATAAAACTTGATCAAATAATTCAAGTTATGAGAGGTAAATCTAAGTGGCTTAAATTTTAATACATGGCAGAAATAAAGAATAGTTTTCTAAAGTCCAAGATGAATAAAGACTTGGACGATAGGTTGGTTCCTAACGGCGAGTATAGAGATGCGCAGAATATATCTGTTGGTAAGTCTGAGGAAGATGACATAGGTTCAGTAGAAAACGTTTTAGGTAATACGCTTATGACTGCTACAGGTTTAATAACACCTACCTTACCTAATGACATGGTTGTTATTGGATATTTGTCAGATGAGTATACGGGTAAACTATATATATTTTCTACTAATTATACAGACGCAAATCCAGATACTTTACCAACTACAACTCCTTCTAATAAAAGATGTATTATTTATGCGTTTACTCCTGGAGCTACTTATGCGGATGTTATAGTTGATAATGTATTTTTAAATTTTTCTACAACAAATCCAATACAAGTAAGTTTAATAGAAAATTTATTGTTCTTTACTGATAATAGAAACTCTCCTAGAAAAGTAAACATAAGTCCAGACAGTGGATTATCAAATTACTACACTAATGAAGATCAATTAAGTGTTGCTAAATACAATCCTTACCTGCCTATTAATTTATTTAAAAAAGCTAGTGGAACGGTATTAGCTAGCCCAGCACCTACTACAACAACTTTTGTTGTTAGCAAGAACGATAACATATTACCCGGCATGTCGTTAATGAGTACTAACTCTACAGGAACAGTAAAAGTAGCTAGTTCTGATTATATAACGGTTTTAAGTGCTGTTAAAAGTGGTTCTGCGCCTAATGAAATAACAACAGTTACCTTGTCTAAAGCTATTACAGCTCCTGTTGCTGGTGATATATTTACATTTCTTATATCTACAATGACCAATAAATCTTCAGACGCTACTTGGCCTGGAGATCCTGATTATCTAGAGAGTAAGTTTGTTAGGTTTAGCTATAGATATAGATTTGATGATGGAGAATATTCTTTAATGGCTCCGTTTACACAAATCGCATATATACCTAAACAAAAAGGTTATTTTATTAACGGCAACGAAGACGATGCGTATAGGAGTACCATATTGGATTGGATGGAAAACAATGTTAATAACATAGAGTTGTTAATAACTTTACCTTGTTTAATAAACCAATTAAGTAGTGTTTATAAAATATCTTCTATTGACATTTTATATAAAGAATCTGATGGTGCTTCAATAAAAGTGCTAGAAAACTTAAGCAATAGTAATATAACAGCTGATACCACTAATAATATTTTTAGTTATAACTATCAGTCACGTAAACCATACAAAACTTTACCATCAGATCAAACAACTAGAGTATATGATGTTGTACCAGTAAGAGCTTTAAGTCAGGAAACTGCAGGTAATAGAATTATGTATGGTAATTTTAGAAACGCATATACAGCACCTGAATCAATTCAATATGATGTTCAAGTTGTAGATAAAGGTGGAAAAAATAATAATAGCTGGGTTGAATATCCTAACCACTCGTTAAAACAAAATAGAAATTATCAAGTTGGTTTTGTTCTTTCTGATAAATATGGTAGAACATCACCTGTTATTTTATCTTCAGTAAGAAAAACACAACCTAACTTAGGTTCAACTTTATTTTCTCCTTACAATAGTGTTGAATCAGATATAAAATCTTGGCTTGGAGATACATTACAGATTTCAGTTACAGAACCTATAACAAGCACAACAACAGAATATCCTAATTTTACCGAAGGTAAACCTGGGCTTTATGCAATCCCAACTAATTCTACGGGTTTTGCAATAACAAGTGCTCCAACAGTTATTTCAGATACGCAATATCAATTTACTCTTGATAATTCTAACACGCCATCTAATGTGACTGTACCTACAGAAGGAGACTACTTAAGAGGTGAATATATAGATTACGTTAAAGTTGGTACTGTAACAAACAGTGGTGCTGTATATACTGTGCCTACAGATGGTAGAGTAAACTCTAGCTATTCAAATAATACTCTTCTTGGTTCATCAGCAGATATAAAATTTTCATATGATATAAATCCTATAGGTTGGTATTCTTACAAAATAGTTGTAAAACAAACAGAGCAAGATTATTACAATGTATATTTGCCTGGTATATTAAATGGTTATCCTGATATAGATGCAGGTGATATTGCTTTTCCTTTAAACGAAAACAACAAAACAGCTAATATTGTTTTAATTAATGATAATATAAATAAAGTTCCTAGAGATTTAAACGAAGTTTCTGATCAACAAAGACAGTTTAGAAGTTCTGTTCAACTACACGGTAGAGTTCAAAACAATTCAGCAACTACAAATGTACAATTTTTCCCAGGTATATTAACAGACACAGCAGTAAGCATAGCTACGTCTGATGATTCAAACATGAATATATCTAATTTAAATGCCACAGGCATAGCTAATCTATATCAATTAGACACAAAACCTTTAATAGGAAGATTATCTACGTCTAAACAAATAGGTGTATTAACGGGTACTATGGAACCCTTTTTAGCTATATATGAAACTGATCCTGATGATTCACTTTTAGATATATTTTGGGAAACAAATACTGTAGGTTTAATTGCAGATTTAAATGCTGATGAAGCTACTGGCTCCGACGCACCTGTTGCTTTTACAGCTGATAATTTTCAATTTATAGAAAGTGATGTTGCTGGTCATTCACTAACTGATCCTTTTTTTCCTGTATCAAACGAAGGCGTACCGTTTAACGCATCACATCCAACAAAAATAATTAGTGCATACTATACATCTGTAGCAACTGGATTGATTCAAAACCAAATAGATTTTGGACAAACTAACCCGCCTGATACTTTATTTAAAATAGTTCAAAATAGTACAACAAAATCATATACAATACAATTAAAAAATACAGAAACATTTATAAACGATAGTGATTCACAAGATGTTTACAGCTTTTTTATAGAAATATTATCACTTTCTTCTAGTTTAGCACCAGGTGCAACTCCAACGTTAACAATAGCAAACGTTAAATTAGAAAATGCAATACCAACTTTTACTCAAAACCCTTTACCGACAATAAGTATAACTGTTGATGAGGAAGGTGGTTCTCCTAGTGGTATGCCTGGCCAAAATACTACAGCCGTAAACGGTAGCTCTGGATCTGCAGCTGATAAGTTGTTAGGTTTAAAATGGTCTATTGTTTCAGGTAATCCAACTGGTGGAAATGGTTCACCTGCTTTTCAAATAAATCCTAACAATGGTAATATTTCTCAAACACCAACAAACAACGCGCCCTCAGGTTCTCACACTTTAGTTTTAAAAGTAGAAGATGCTGTTGATGCTAGTGGTAACGCTGGCACAGGAAGTTTATCAACTAGTCCTAATAAAAACCAAATAATAAATGTAGGGCCAATACAAGCTAATACAAGTATAAGATCTGGTTGTCAAACTGGACCTATTGATATGGTTGCTCCTGCTGCTGCTCAAAAAGCTTTAAGAACTAAGTTTAATGCTTCGTCTGGTATTACAGGTGTTTGGTATTTATCTGATAACACTTTAAGTGCTAGTGATTTTTTTAACGGATCAACCGCTGTTGCAATTCCAAGCACAGCACAAACTGGTGATGCTTCTGAAACTAATACAATATTTAAACTAGGTAGCGCTTTAACAAAAGGAACTTTATCACTATCTTTAAACGCTGACATGACTTATACATCGGGCACTCCTTCTTCTGGACTTGTGGGTGAAGTTTACTGGAGAGTATATCATAGAGCAAATAGCAGTTCTAACTGGACGGCTATAGTTGATTTAAATAATATTACATTTGACAACACTGCTAACGGTGGAAAAGGTTTAAAAATGCCAGTAAGTACAAATGCTACGGCTGGACCTGGAGGTGTTGGAACATATTACAAGCAGTTTGTTTTAGCATATAATCAAACGGGTGAATATCTTATTGTTGCTGCAGACGCAGACAACAGCACGGCACCAGCTCAAGTAAATGCTTTAGCTGCATGGGTTAATTCTAATGACTTATACTATAGTACTTGTGTAATTGAAAACGGAGTAGATTTTGCTCCTACAACAAATCCTTCGGCCGCTGGAGTTGTTCAATCATATCAATATAAAATAGGTACAGCAGCTAATGGAGGAAATAATTTCTTTTGCCCTTCGTTTGTAAGTAGCACAACATATGGATATTCTCACGTGCCTTACGGTAAATATGTAACTCAATTTTACAGCACCAGCGCTCTTACGTCTACTATTACATTTGCAGATGCTGGAAGTGGTGTAAGTAATTATAGAGCCTTTATAACACATGGTTCGTCACCTTACCACGGAACAACAGGTGGTGATACTAAATTTATCTTTTCATCAAGATTTGTAGCAACAAATGCTAAAGTTTATGAGCCAAGCCTTTGGTCACAAAACTTTGTGCAAGCTTGTAACACTTTTTATGGTTTTCCAAGATCTATATCATAGTAATAATGTTTAAAAATAAGTGATAATAAATTATGGCAGCAACAATTGAAGTAAATTACTTTAACACATTCTGGTTAAAAAAAATCAAGACTATTACAGATGTTGCTCCAAATTCAACAAGCGCATATGTTTCTAATAGTACAACTACTTTTGTAATAGGATCCGCCCTTACCGCTGTTCAAATGAATGTAGGCCAAGAAATTACTTTTACATATACTAGTGGTGCGGGTGATACAATAAATTATTCTAGTTATATAACATCAAGAATAAGTGATACATCTTTTGTTGTTGCAGCAGCGCCTAATCCAGCCGTAACTGGAACACCTAACATTACTTTTGGTTCAATAATTAATTTTGATAATATACCTCAGGATTATGATTCAAGTACAGCTACACCAAGTCAAGACTGGTATATAGAAGAAGCTAGAATAAGAGGAGGATATAATAATACATCAGTTGATTTTGGTGTTAAAGCTTATTTAGTTGAAGATACGTTTGCACAACAACATAGAATTAGTTCAATAATATATTCTGGTATATTTAATTCAAGAACAGGTGTTAACAACACAAACCAGTTTTCTGTAGGTTCAAGCATAACAAGATCTCTTGATCCTGCACAAGGTTCTATACAAAGATTATATGCTGAAGATACTAATTTAATTATATTTCAAGAAGACAAAGTAAGTAAAGCATTAATAGATAAAGATGCTATATATACCGCTGAAGGAGCTGCACTTACTACATCAGGTAGGTTAGTAATTGGTGCTGTTGTTGCTTATGCTGGTGAGTATGGAATATCAAAAGATCCATATAGCTTTGCTGTTTATGGTTATAGAAAATATTTTGCAGATAGAAAAAGAAATTGTATATGTAGATTATCTATGGATGGTATAACTGAAATATCTAGTTATGGTATGCATGACTTTTTTAGAGATGAACTAACTAAAACTAATATTAGAGTTGTAGGAGCTTATGATATACATACTAAAAACTATGTAGTATCTATACAAACTTTAGGCGTTGTCAATGATCCACCGTCTAGTTATAGCACTTTATCATTTGATGAAGACGTAAGAGGTTGGACTAGTTTTTTCAGCTACAGACCTACTTATATGGTTAGCTTAAATAGTAGTTTTTATAGTTTTAATAAAGGAAGTTTGTGGAGACATAATCAACCTGGAAACTATGGAAAATTTTACAATATAATATCAGATTCGTATGTTACTTTAATATTAAATGCACAACCTTCACTTGTTAAAAACTTTAAAACTATTAATTATGAAGGGGCAACTGGTTGGGAATTATTAGGTGGAAGCCAAACAATAAATGGTGTTGATGTTCCTTATGGTGTAAAAGCTAGCTCAGGAGATGTATCATTTCCAATAACTAAAGCTACAACATCGTTTGCTGATTTACAAGCTTTACAAGCTAATATTTTTGTAAACAATTTTAAAAGAAAAGAAAACAAATACTTTGCTAATTTAGTAAATAATTCTGTTGCTACTTCTGGAGAAGTTTTGTTTGGAGCAGATGTATCAGGTATAAAAGGATTTTTTGCAACTATTAAAATGAAGCTTGACAATAAAGGAAGTAACAGCACAAAAAAAGAACTATTTTCAGTATCATCTGATATTGTGGAATCATCATACTAAAACAAATGGAAGAAATATTAAACATATTATTAAACTCTGATCCTAATCTTATTTATGGAAGTTTGCTTGGCACTATATTGCGTGGTAATAAAGCTAAAAGAAACGCATATAGATTAAGAAGAAAAGCGCGAACAGAAAAAAGAATAGCAACAAGCGGTATAAAAACTATAGAAAACAATAGACAACCTGTTATAAATCCTTATGCTAATGCTAAAGATCTTAGTTCATTAGCTAAAGACCTTAGCGGTAATCTTTCAAATCCATTTGCAAACTTAAGCGTTGCTACAGGCGCTGCTAAAATGCAGGCTGAAGAAGCTGATATAGCTTTAGCAAATACACTAGACACTATTAGAGCTACAGGTGCAGGTGCAGGTGGAGCAACTGCTTTAGCTCAAGCTGCTTTAAGAAGTAAAAAAGGTATTGCAGCTGGTATAGAAAAACAAGAAGCGGCTAATGAAAAAATGAAAGCTTCAGGTCAACAACAACTAGAAAGATTACAAAACGCTGAACAAGCTAGGGTACAAGGTGTACAAATTGGAGAAGGAAGAAGAATGCAAACAGCTGAAGCAAAAGGTTTATCTTATGAATTTGAAGCTCAAGAAAGAAGAGATCAAGATAAGTTAAATGATTTAAGAAGACAAAGAAATGCAGCTAGTGATAGAGAATGGAAAACAGAAGAAATGGTTAACCAAGCCGAGTCAAGTGCTTTAGGTGGTATACTAAAAACATTAGGCATGTAAATTATAAATTATGGCATTAAAAGAAAAACTACTAGAAAACAAAAGATTAATAGAAGAATGTCAATTTGAGATTGAAGAATTGCAGTCTACTATGTCATATCAATTAGGCTATGAAGAAACTGTAGTTCCTCCAGTTAATTATAATGAATTATATTATCCTTATATAAAAATATTTGCAGACATTCAATTGGCTTTAGATAATGGAACTAGCACAAATCCTAGCGCTGACAGACAGTACGCAGAAGACATTGCTAATAGCGTGGAAGTTGTAAGAGAAGGTTTAGAAAATTTAGCTTCCAATGCTGATGTATGGATGGAGTCTGTTATGAAATCTGGAATACAAGGTGGTTTAGATATAATGGGTACACCATATAGTAGATATAAAGCTATAAATATAATAAATGAAGATCTTCCTGGTATTGTAAAAATTATAGCTAAAGATAATGATATTAGAAAATTAGCTTGGGATATTTATAATAAAGATGGTGATTTTGTAGAAAGAATTTATATTAGCAAATTAAATAAACTTTCTGAAACACAGGATATATTTGTTAGTATTCCTGATGTCAATGATAAAAACAATGGGTTTAAAAAATCTAATCCTGAAATGTTTGAACAACAAAAAATGGGTGGAGAAGAAACTGTATTAACAGGTGGTGTTACAAAAACGTATCAAAAAACAAAAGAAGATGGTAGTTTAGATCTTTATGAAAAACCATTAAACGGAGGCTTAGTTCAAGACTTTGTAGGTATAGACAAAGAATCTATTGCTTCTAATGGTGTTTTTAAATTAGAAATGGAAAAAATATCAAATGGTATTTTAGAAATGCAAGAGTCTTCTGATCCTGCTATTGCTTTTAATAATAATATTTTAGCAGAAGTTACAAATCATTATTTAAAACCATCTAAAGCATTAAGAGATAATGAAAAGAAAAGATTTAAAGAAGACTATACTAAATGGTTTTTAGAAAAAGAAATAAACGATGAAATGCCTATAGGTGTTCCTAGAAAAAAAGCTGAAGAACCAGTTGCACAAGAAGAGGTTGTAGCTGAAGAACAAGCTGAAGGTCAAGAACAATTACAAGAAGAACAACAAGCAGTATCTTAAATTTAATTTATGGCAAATTGTGAAGAAATAAAAGACAAAGAATCTCAAGCATATAAAGATTGTTTAGCAAAAGAAGCAAGCGATACAGCTAAAGCAGCTGGAGTAGAAGACTTAGGGGCAAAACCTGAAATATTATCAAGTGTTTCAGTAGAAGGTAATGTTAATAAAAATAGTCTTTCTCGCGATGCTTTTGCTATAAAACTAGGAACTATACTAGTTGATGAGGTTACTACTAGAAATACAGAGAATAGTTGGAATCAAGTATCTGCCAACATGTTTGACATAAAAGATGGTGAAAATGTTTCAATAGATGAGAAATATTCTCAATTTAAAAAAGGTACTATAGGTGGAATAAGAGATAAAAATATTGAGCTTTTTAAAGAATATAAAGAAATAGAGTTAAATATTGAAAACTCAGATCAATTCTCTAATAAACAAAATAGAGATACTTTAGTAAAAGATGAAGCTAGAAAACAATTTAATGATTTATTAGATTTAAAAACTGAAACAGAATTAAGAAATAATGTTGGAGATAAAGTTTATGAAATATATAAAGCTGCAGATTTTGATCCTTTAAAAGTTACAGAAGCAAGTTTATTAGATCCAGAAACTTTTGATGAAGAAGAAATTAAAGCAAATGAAATATTAATAAACAAAGGATTAAATAAATTCAAACAAAGACGAGCTGATAGTATTATAGGAGAATTTAGAAGAGATAATAACATATCTGGTTTAGGACTTAATAAAAACAAAGAACTTAATTATCAAGAAATAATAAGAGGAGTTGAAGCTTGGTTTTATGAAGGAGATGAAAGTAGTTCTGTCTTTTATCCTAATCAAAAAATATTAGTTGAAAACATAGAAAAAGCAAAGGAAAACGCTAAAGTTGGTGGAGGCTTTAGTAATGAACCAGGTTATGCGGCGGATGAAATAAGAAAAATGCGTAATGCAACTCCAAAGCAGCTTAAAGCAGCGGGTTATCAAGTTTATCAAACACCTGAATCTATAAGTAATGACTTAGGAACCGCGTTAAAAGTTTATGACAATGCAAGGCTTCAAGTAGAAAAAGACGCAAATAATTTAAATAAAAGATCTGGGGCTTTAAATAAAAAAATAGATGAAGCTGTTTTAGAAAGAAAAAATTATTTAGATTTTTATTCTGATGAAAACAAATCTTTAATAGAAGGTTTAGGTTTAGAGTATGATTCTAATATTGCAAATGAACAACTAAACGTATTTAATGAAAAAATTAATGGATTAATTGATGATTTTAACGGTAGAGGTTTTAACGAAGAAGTTATAGCTATAAACCTTAGAAATGATCAGCTTAATAAAACCGCAAAAATATTAAAAGAAAAAGCTTTAAAGTTTGATGACTTTGCAGCTATTATGGGTGCTGCGCAACTTAATCACAATTTGATAGATAAGACTTTTGCTAATATAGAAAGAGATTATATACTGGCCCCTTATACATTGCTAACTCAAGGTGCTGCTTTAGGTTATGAACTTTTTCAAGATAAAGAAACCGCTGATTTAATTAGAACAGCGGGTATGGATTATTATAAGTTGATGCAAGATAGACAAGGAGAATTTGTTAAACCACCTACTATTGATGAAGTTAAAAATGATGATGATTTCTTTTTTAGTGCAGGAACAATGTTTAAAAGTTGGACTGCTGACGCTGCTTTAACTATATCTGCAGTACTTGGGCCAGGTAAAGTTGCAAAACTTATTTCAAGTGGAGCTATTAAAAATCTTACTAAATTTAAATTAAAAGGTAGAACAGCAAAGTTAGTTGCTAGCGATATAACTAAAGCTAATGCACTTACAGCACAAAGAACTACTATGGGTTTATTTTTTACTAGTTCTGCTGGTGGGCAATTAGGTAGTTCAGAATTTACTAGAAGTATTGCTGATAAACAAATTTTAAAAATAGAAGAATTATTAAAAGATAAAAGTCTTCCTTTTACAGAAAGACAAAATCTTCTTGGGCAGCTAGATGAGTTTACAGATTCTAAAAACAATTCAAGAGCTTTTAGAATATTTAATTCTATTGGTTATGGTTTTGTAGAAATGTATGCCGAAAAGTTAGGTACATTGAGATACATGAATGATTTTAATGCGGCTAGAACTGTAGCAGAAAGAGCTGGTAAATTAAGTTTATGGCAAAAAGGTTTATATGGTGCAAGATCTACATTAAAAGGAGTAGCAACAGAATTAGTTGAGGAAAGTGTTACTAATATTTCTCATGTTGCATTAGATAATTTTGGTAGAAAAAATAAAATATCTGTTTTTACTGGTTTAGATAAAGACTTTGCGGCTAATATAGCATACACTAGTCTTTTGCTTCAAGGTCCATCTAAAGTTACAAACATATGGAATACATTAAAGCAAGAAATAACAACTAGCAAAGATAGAAAAGAAACAGAAAAAATATTTGGAAGACTGTATGATATACAAACCGATTTAGAGCTTGAATTAGAAAAACCAGGTTCATTTACTAAGCAAGAATTAAAAGACAAAAAAAATGAAAGAAAAAATTTGTTTCAAATGGGTTCTATCAATGAGTTTTTGTCAATGCAAAAGTGGACTAAGATGTCTCAATTAGAAAGAGACAATCTTATAGATTTAGGTGGTAAATTAAAAACAAAAGAAGCTGCATATGTTGAGTTCATAAATGATCCTGCGTTTGGATTAGAAGGTTTTCAACAACAAGTAGAACAGTTTGAAAAAGAAATAAATGATTTAAGAGAACAACAAGGTGAGTTGCTACAATCAAAAGCGTTTAAAGAGTACCAAAAATGGCAAACGCTAGACATTGAAGCAGGTAATGCTAATGTTGATGTAGAAGGTTTAGGAAGCGGAACAGGTATAAAGGTATCTGCTGTTGTTGCCGCGGGAAGAATTAAAGTTTTTGAAGCAGCTAATGATATATTAAAACATCAATTTAGTGGAACAACTACTTCTATAGAAGCCGACAATACTGGTGAAAATTTACAAAATTTTATTACTGAATATAACGAAAGAAATAAAGACAAAGTAGATAAAGAAGGAAATAAAATTGAACCTTTAACTGTAGAAGAAATTGAAAAATCATACGCTGGAGTGTTGCCTGATGGAAATGTTTATATAAATAAAGGAAATATTTTTAGAGGCTTACAAAATGGAACTACAAGTGATGCTCTTGTTGCAGCCATAGCTCCATTACATGAATTAATACATTTACAAATAGCTAAGAAAAATATATTTGGTAAAAGTCCAGCATTAAATAAAAAAGCTGAAATTGCTTCTCTTGGCTTGATTGATATAATAGACGATAAGGTTAACAAAGAACAGTTAACACAAGAACAGGCAAAAGAAATAAAAGATAGAATAGATAGTTATAAAAAAGATGGTGAACTTAATTATGAAGAAATATTAACTATTTTTGGTGAGTCAATTGTTTTAGGTAATATAAAACAAAGTGATTTTGCTGGGCTTGCTGGTATGAAAGAATTTTTAAACGGTATGTTTAGCATGATGAATCCAGGTGGTGCTTCTGAAATATTAAATCCGTTTAACAGTGGTAATGACATGTATAACTTTTTATCTAATTTTGTAGAAAAACAAGCAGACGTTTCTACTAGAGTTAGTACAGCTGATACAGAAAAAGAACAAAAAGGACCAATAAAACCTTCATTAGTTCCAGTTCCAGGTGATTTAAAAAGTCAATTTGATAGCAAATTTATTATAGGAGAAGATGCTTACTCAACTAAACTAACAAACGAAGACGGTACAAAAAAGTTTAACAGTAAAGAAGATTTTAAAAACAGTCCAGAAAAAAGAAATTTACAAATGTTAATAGAATTAACTCCTACGTTAGATGGTTCTATAATAAAATTACCAGGTGTTAGTCAAGCTTATTTAGATATGCAAGGTAATGAAACATATGTTGAGGATGTTAAAAAAAGAATATCTGACAAAGCAATGAGTGAATTTAATCCAGCATTAAATGAAAGCTTTTTTGGTTGGTTAACAGGTAAAAACGTAACTGGTAAATCTATAATAGAACTTGCTGCAGGAGATATACAGATTAAAAATAAAAAGAAAGTCTCTACTACCTCTATTGATTCAAGCACAAGGCAAATAGCAGATCCAGGTTCTAATACCAATACAAATTCTACACCAGATGTAACTCCTATTATTAATGTAATGAATTTTGCTAAAAAAGCAAATCCTGATATTGATGTTGAAACGGTTTCAAAAGACTTTCAAAATGAAATACAAAGTTTAGCTAAACAAAAAAACATTGATATAACTAAAGATAATTTAACTAACAAAGAATTAATGGCGGTAACACCTTATGGTATACTTGCTGATATTGTTGGTATAGATGTTAAAAAATTACAAAATCCTAATCAAAACTTAGATAAACCAGATTCTCTAAAAGCTCAAAGATTATTGTTAGCAGCAAGACCTTTTATTAAAAATGTAGTTTTAGGTCAATCTTCTAAGAAAACACAAAAAGTTAATATACTTAGAGATGGTAATATAATTGAGGATTCAAAAACAAAAAAACCAAAACAAACAACAGTTGGTGGAGAAACCTTGAACTTAGGTAGAAATATTCAAAAAATATTTTTCAATCCACCTAAAAGAGTAGGGAATAACTATGTAAGAACACCTAAAGAATTTAATAATAAAGTTTACGAAGCTTCTATTGGTACTAAAGACGGTAAGGTTGATCCCAATTATGTTCCTAGAGCTTCAGAGTCTCAAGTTATAAAAGCTTTATTAAAAGGTGTGGCTGAACAAATGGCTAACAGATCTCTTAGTGCTGTTTTAGATAAAAAAGAAGCTAAAGGAGAAATTACAACTCCAGTTGCAGCTGCAGCAAGAGTTAATTTAAAAAGAGGTACTAGTGATTTAGTTTTTAGTAACATGCCTAGTAAGCTTTTAAATACTCAATTACAGACTTTTAGTGAAGCATTAAGAAAAGTTAATTTAAATAAAATACTTAGAAAGGCAGGAGTTACACTTGAAAAACGAGAATACCCTAGCAGTGATCAAAGTATAGCTACTAGAGCTAATTCAGGTAAGTATTTTGATATTGTTAAAGATAAAAAAGGAAAAACTATAAATGGAGAGTTTTATGCCTTTGGAGAATATTTTATAGATGACAAAGCGACTAATGAGGAGTTGATGTCTATGTACATAAGTGAAGATACTATATTTGTTAAAGATGACAAGTTTTTAGATCTTAGAAGTAAATGGATAAAAAAAATAGCACCTGAGTTAAATCCAAGTATTTTAGAGGCTTCGTTATTAGCTGGAGGACCTAGAAGTATGTTTGGAACTTTAGATGATGTATATGAAGCTTTAGGTATAGATATTTTAAATGATGACGGAACACCCAAATCAGATAAACAAAAAAAGGATGAAGCTTCTAAGTTTTTTAATGACAAAGCACCTGTTGCTCCTGTAAACTTTGATTACAGTAGAGGTAAATATGCCGAGATGTCTCCAAGTCAATTAAGAAATCATTTTAATTCAAAAGAATTTAAAGCAAACGAAAAATTAAAAATGCCTTTTCTTAAAGATTTTGCTAATGTTATGGCAAAAACAATGAAAAACGATCCTGAAGCAAGAGCAATGTGGGCTGGATTTTTAGGTGCTACAAGTAGCATGAGTAGAGGTATTATTAGAAGAATGGCACCTATAAAATTCTTTTCTTTAATAGCTCAACGAAAAGGTAATTTATTTGTTGAAGAACATAGTATGCCAGCTAACAACATTGCAAAATTAATGTTTTATATAGCAGACAATGATTCTGTTAAAGAAAATTTTAGCTTTATTGAAGATAATTATTTTCAAGGACAATTAAGAAAATTAGATGATAATAAGTTAAAAGCATCTTGGTTTAATTACATAGCAAAAATGCCTAAGGAGTTTTTTACTATGAAAAACTTAACAACTTGGATAAGGTATAATAATGAAGATGTTGCTTCTGTTGATGGTGGTATTGATTTCAGTTCTTATGAAATGATTGGTACAGGAAACACTATTGCAGAACAATTAGCTATACAAGCTATGGACATAGTTACTACGCATATAGAAGTACAAAATGTTCTTGATAAAGGTAGAAAAAGTAAAATTAAAGCTTCAAAGCCAACTAATCCTAAAATATTAAATACACAATTTAATAAAATTATAGAGCAAACATTAGGTGTTGATGCTAAAAAAGTATTTTCAGACATTGTTGCTAAAAGACGTGGAGCTAAAAAAGGTAAGTTTAGACCGTTTGTTCCACCATCTATGGAAGACTTTCAAGGTTTAATGTATGATCTTTATACTAGAGGAACTTTAGGTGAACAACAAATGGCATGGGTTAAAAAGAATTTAATTGATCCGTATCAAAAAGGTGTTGCTAGCATAGATGTATACAGGCAAACGCTTAAACAAGACTATAAAGCTTTGCTTAAAAAGTTTCCTAACGTTAAAAAGAATTTAGGTAAAATAGTTCCTGGTACAGATTTTACACAAGATCAAGCTATAAGAGTTAGTTTATGGACAAAAGCAGGTTATGAAATACCTGGTATATCTAAACGTGATGCTAAAAAATTAAATGATTTTGTAGACAAAAACCCTGAATTAAGTTTGTTTGGCGAAGGCGCGTTGCTTGTAAGTAAACAAAAAAATTGGGCCAAGCCAGATCCATATTGGGATGTGCAAAGTATATTATCTGATTTAAATAATTTTACAAACAACGTAGGTAGACAACAGTACTTAGAAGAGTTTAATGCAAACGCTGATGCTATATTTTCTAAAGAAAATTTAAACAAGCTAGAAGCATCCTTAGGTAGCAACTGGCGATCCGCAATGGAAGATTCTTTGTATCGTATGCGAACCGGAACAAACAGGCCATCAGGTGCAGATAAACTTACTAACGCTTTTTTAAACTGGACTAACAATTCTATTGGTGCTATAATGTTTTTTAACAGAAAATCAGCATTGTTACAAACCATATCTTCTGTAAATTTCTTAAATTGGAGTGATAATAACCCTGTAAAGGCAGCTATGGCTTTTGCAAACTTTCCTCAGTTTATAAAAGATTTTGCATTTTTATGGAACTCACCTAAGTTAAAACAAAGAAGAGCAGGTTTAAGAAGCGATGTTAACGAAGCAGAAATAGCTAATGCAGTTAGAGGTGCTACAAACAAAGCACAAGCAATGATTTCGTATTTACTTAAAATAGGTTTTACACCTACACAACTTGCGGATAGTTTTGCTATTGCATCAGGTGGTGCTACGTTTTATAGAAACAGATTAAACACTTATAAAAAAGATGGATTAACAGAGGAAGAGGCTTCTAAAAAAGCTTTTGAAGATTTTTCTGAAACATCAGAGGTTAGTCAGCAATCAGCAGATCCTATGTTTATATCTCAGCAACAAGCAGGTATATTAGGTAGATTAATTTTAGCATTTCAAAACACACCAGCTCAAGTTACTAGGTTATTTAAAAAAGCTAGTAGAGACTTTATAAACGTTAGAGGTGATCAAAAAACTAACATGTCTAAAATGGTTTATTACGGTGCTATTCAAGGATTAATATTTGCAGCTTTACAAAATGCTATATTTATAGGTATGGATGAGGATGATGAAGATGAAGATGTGCAAAGAAGAAAAGACTTAAAACAAAGTAGAATACTTAATAGTATGACAGATACTTTACTAAGAGGATCTGGTGTTTATGGAGCAATTGTAGCAACACTTAAAAATACTATTAATACTTATTATAGAGAAAAAGATAAAAGTGCTTTTGGAAAAGAAAATGCAAACGTAATATTAGAAGCATTAAATCTTTCACCACCTATAGGTTCAAAACTTAGAAAAATATCAAATGCTTTAAAAACAGAAGACTTTCAATCAGATCAAATAGAAAAAATGGGTTGGGATGTTACATATAAAGGCAGAGTTGTATTAAGTCCTAAGTATAATGTTATAGCTTCAACAACAGAAGCATTAACAAACATACCATTGGAAAGAGCTATGAATGAATTTTTAGCTTTATCAGAAATGATGGATCAAAGAAACTCTACACTGCAAAGAATAGCTTTAGCTTTAGGTTATAGAGCTTGGGATGTTGGTGCAAAAATAGAAGAGTTTGATGAAATAAAAATTGAAGCAAAACAAGACAGAGCTACAGCTGCAAAAGAAAGAGCTAAGTTAAAAAGAGAAGAAGCAGCTAGAATAAAAGAAGCTAAAAAATACGAAGGTAAAACACCTGAACAAATTGTTTACATAAAAAGATATGAGGTTATTATGAAACAAAGAAAGCCAGAGCAGGTTAAAACATTATCAGAACTTGGTTTAACGGATAAACAAATAAAAGCTTTAAAATACGAGAAAGACAGAGCTAAAAAAATATTAGAATTACAAGATAAAAAATAAAATTATGGCTTTTAAAATACATAAAATGTACAGCAAAGAAGGAAAAGTTTTAATTGCTGAGACAAAGAAAGAACATCTAGCTTTAAAGAAAAGAGGATTTAATCACGACAAACGTAGAAAAAAATGAAATTATGGAAAATTGCCCTTATT